CCAAATACAAACATTTATATTTCTCCCAAAGGTCAAGGCTTTCAAGGATGGAATTCGCGATTTAAATATTGGACAAAATACATGACTCCCCAGCAAGTATGGAATATTTATAGACAAGGTTATGGCAATAATTTTAATTTAGGAAATTATAAATTAACTTTGGGAGTTTATAATGGGGATGTAGAAAAATCCAGTATTACAATTTAATTTCTTACAATATTATAAATGATTGCCACTTTAATTACAATAATTATTGTTATCATTGTGATTTTTTTAATTATACGACACATTAAAAAGAAAAGTAAATTAGTTTATGTAACACCCGCCAATTATCAACAAGTTGTTTCAGCTTCTTCCTTGGGTTCAACCACAGGTACAACAAATAACTGCACGTATTCTATTTGGGTATACGTAAATGATTGGAGCGTCAATTATGGCGAACCCAAAATCATCTTTAATCGCGGGGCGGGGGCAACCGGGGGCGCAGACCTCTCTGTATTTTTAGGAAATTATGAACCGACTTTATTTGTGAGAACAAAAATTTTACCAAATAAAATGCCCGGGTATAAAATAAACAACGGGACATATGTATGCAATGTTCCAAGTGGAGCCAATTATAACTGTCCATGGGTTCCAATGCCATTAAGCGAATGTGAAGCAAATTGCAATGATAACGATTCTTGTATAGGTTATCAATATGATAGTGATTGGGGGGACCAATGTATACCAGTAAATTCAAATTCCCCAATCCCAGCCCTACAAAAAGACGATTTTGCGCCAGGACAGACTGGGTATTATGCAGAAAAAACATCACATAATTTTAAAACATGCACCATTCCTAATTTTGAACTGCAGCGTTGGACAAATATTGTATTGACTGCAAACACGAATGAAATGGATATATACATTAACGGGAAATTGATGCAATCTTGTAATTTAGAGGGAGAAATAAACATTAACAACGCAAACAATGTATACATTTCTCCCAATGGACAAGGTTTCAATGGATGGAATTCTAAATTCCAATTCTGGCCAAATTATATAAATCCTCATCAAGCCATGGCAATATATAGAAGAGGCCACGGCGGGTCTAATACTGGCGCTTTAAATTATAAATTAAATGTCAGTTTATACGACGGCGCCACTGAAAAAGCATCCGTAACTATTTAAGAAAAATTTAATAATATTCTTCTTAAATTATATATATGAGCGGAAGAAATTATGACGATGAAGATGAAAATGAAATGTTTGGACCTCAAGGAAGAGGGGCACCAGAACCAAAATCCAGGGAACCAAAAGAAGAACCAAAGGAGGCGCCTAAAGAATCTTCAGGAGATGTAAGTGTCTCTGGTATCAAAAACGCATTTCTTTCTATTGCATCTTCTTCCAATATTCTGGCAATTATTGCCTTTTTTATATTAGTTGTTATTTTATTTACAATTGCATTGAGATTAGGGGTTGCCTTTTTAGGATTTATATTCTCTTCCAAAAATAATGTAAAATTAATTACGGGAATTGTGGCCGGAAATTCCACACAGGTTTTTCCACAAGACCCTTCTATTCAAAATGCCAAAACAATACAACGGTCAAATAATGCAAAAGGCGGCATTGAATTTACATGGTCTGTATGGATTAATGTAACTAGTTTAAGTACCAATAATCAATATCAAAATATCTTTACCAAAGGTAATTACGGAAGTTCGGAGAATGGAATCAACACTCCAAATAATGCCCCGGGGCTATATCTTGCCCCCAATTACAACACACTTCTTTTTATTATGAATACGTTTGAAGTGATTAATGAGGAAATACTTGTACCCGATTTACCAATGAATAAATGGGTGAATGTAGTAATGACGTGTCAAAATAAAACCATAAATATTTATATCAATGGTGTTATTGCCAAAAGCCAAGATTTAATTGGTGTGCCCAAGCAAAATTATGGCGATGTTTATGTTGCGTTGGGTGGAGGCTTTAATGGTTATCTGTCAAATTTATGGTATTGGAACAGCACATTAGGCGTGGTAGATATCCAAAGATTATATGAAAAAGGTCCAAACACTCGTTCTTTTAACGCTAATTTAGACATGTATAAAAATAAAAATAGGTCCAACTATTTATCTTTAAATTGGTATTTGAACGGAGGATAAAAGCATTTTATAATATATGTCAATCTTTGTAAATAATGTCACCAACGGTTGTTTGGCTAGAAATTATTTACCCTATCCACCAAGACTCTGGCAACGTTCAACTACACCATGTTATCTGTTTTTAGAAAACATGCAGCCGGATACACTTGTCACTATCCCTTATATAAATAAAACAATACCAGCGAGTCAATTGGGAGCGGTCACAAAAATGTTTAGCAAGGGCAATGTTTTACAATATCCATGCAATCGTTCTCTTGATACAAAAAACACAACTTTTTCTAAAATTTCTAGAGGAGCATGGACAAGTCGCAAAAAGTCTTGGAGTACTCAAACCATCTCTTTTACAAATCCAAATGTAAATCAACTGTACCGTTCCAATTCAAGTATAAATTCAAATAATGCAAATGGTCAAACATTTTTCGCAGATTGTCAAATTCCTAAAAAAACAACAGCATCATTTCCTTATCCTTCTCAATCAGGTGGCCAAACAAATTATCCAAATATACCATAATCAAAAGACGCAAATACAACCTCTTATGCTTATCCGACCACGGCGCCCCCCCCAAAATTGAATGAATCCATTATTGAAGGAGGTAATCTTGTTTCCTGTACAAATGAAAATATATGCACAGGACTTATCAAGAGCGCGTTAAAGGATATTGCCTGTTATCCCACTTCTTCTTCCGACGTCCCTGGTCCTATTATCAACTTATGTTATCCAAATAATATACCTGTTACCATACCAAGACAAGTAAGAACTTATACTAATAATGCTACAAAATGGCCAACAAACGGAATCACAAATATACCCGCTTATAATACAAATGTTCCCATTAAAAAGGCTTTTGACATTCAAACATTACTTTAATTTTGGATTAATACATAAATCGCGAGTAGGGAAAACATTACCGGACATACATTTATTACCTTCCATTATGGAACAATATCTTTCCCCCTTTGACTTGCCTATAAAACACCATTCGCCCTTTTCAGAATTTTCATTTTCTTTATCTTTACTGAGGAGATAATCCAAAATATCATTGCTGTTTAAATTATTGCTTGTATTAAACAACGGATTTTCAACAAGTGGTTTTGAAGTTTTGCTCTTACTCTTTTCGTCGTTTGGTTTAGGTTCTGGCTCATGGGGCTTGGGCTCTTTTGGTTTATGAGATTTTCCATTAAAAAAGTGCCGTATTTTATGCTCCCATTCCGGGAAATATTTTTTGATATAATGCCATAAAACGAAAAGTAATAGAACAACGATTATGATAGACAATGCAAACATGATAAATTTATTTATGGCCTTGTTTTCTTGTTTTATATCTTGGGTTATAGACTGTGACGTACTTTGCGATACAGACGTAGACGGTGAGGCACTACTGGTTGCAGACGTGCTCCGCGAGGCCGACGTGCTCTGTGAAGCCGACGTGCTCTGTGAAGCCGACGTGGGCTGCGAGGCCGGTGAATGAACCCTCGGTTTTCGGCTATCACGGGAGACATTCGCCAGGTTACTTGCAACAAAATTTTGAATATTGTCATCCATTGTTTGAAAACGGTCCATTTATTTACTAAAATATTATAATCGTGGTATAAAAGTATTATTCAATGATTCCATTTTTTCCAATCGCTCAATGGTTTTTTCTAAATTGGATTGTTTTACATTTTGAAACAAATAGTCTGTGTTAGGAGATATTTCGTTGGCTTTCACTTGTTTGTATATGGAGTTTACATTATTTACTGTGTTATTTATTTTTTCGGAATTTTCAATAATATTTATATTATAATTGTGCTCTTCTGTTAGTAAAGATACAATAAAATATAAAATAAACATTTTTCGTTTATTTTCGGCGAATGAATAACGTTTTGTAAAAATATTTAATAAACTATTTACTATTGTGATGACAATTTGTTCTTTTGTTTTAGAAATATACAAAAAAGCATCCCATATCATCCATATGATATTTTGTTGGTCTTTGCCTTCCACGTAAAGTCGTCTCTCTGCATTTAAATTTATTTTTTTATTTCTACAAAAACAATCGTATTCAATAATCCATGAAATCCAAAAACAACCATCTATCGTGTTTTTAGTTTCCAAAGAAAACAAAAGTTCGTTGTAAGGGACAAACAATGGCTTTGGGTCATCTTTGAAACATATTTTTCCATAACTTAAATTGGGGGATTTTAATTTCTCTGTTAGTAATTCAATATTTAACTCATTTCTCGTTATTTTTATTTCTTCGTATGGATGTTTTTGTTTAGAGGAAGTTAAAATGCAAATTATTTCAGCAAACAGTTTTCGCACCTTGTCATTATTTCTTAATGCCAATTCATTGGTTTGATAACCGTTATTAACAATTCCTATAAAAGCAGTTAATCTCCTATCTAAATAAACAGCTAACTTGGGGTTACCAATATGTATATATTTAATGAAAATATAGATATTAAGGTTCCATAAATCTTTAAAATGTCCGGCACAAATAAGTTCGCATGCCCAAAAAAAGGCAGGTTCAATTTTAGAGGATAAAATACATTTTATATATTCTTTTTGAACATCTATTTTTTTAAATCCAGAAAAAGTAATTCCTTTAAACGCTTTACTTTCTCTTATATCATTTATTTCGTAATTCATAAATATACAAAGGAATTAAAATGGTAAAAAATAACAAAATTATTATAAAATCATAAAATATGCAAATATTTTATGATTCCTTTTCAACGTGGGGAAAAATAGTATTTATGTTAGCTTTATTATTGATTGTTGTATGTATTTTTAAAACAGAAAAGGAAGGATTTACCGTATTTGAAGGTTATACGGAAAAAACAAACGATAATTTGTTTGACAAATTTTATTCTGATATTTACGATTATCTTGCATTCAGTGAAGTAAGGAATGATTATGAAATGAGCGAAATACTTACTATAACAAAGCCAAATAATAAAAGTGCAATTTTGGATATTGGGTGTGGCACAGGAAATATAGTAAATTTATTTAATGAAAGGGGATATAATATTTTAGGGGTTGACAAATCTTCTCATATGGTTAAAAAAACGGTTGAAAAATTCCCGGAACTTCGGGGTAAAATCATTACCGGAAATGTACTAAAAACACAATTATTTCCCCCATTCTATTTTTCTCATATTTTATGCCTTTATTTTACTATATATTACATTGATAATAAAACGCTGTTTTTTGAAAATGTTTTTGATTGGTTAAAACCCGGTGGAGTTTTTGTGTTACATTTAGTAAATCGGGATAATTTCAACCCTATTCTTCCTATGAATTCTCATAAAAGAGGGAAAAAGGGAAAATATACAAAAATTGAATTTACCGATTTTACTTATGAGTCAACTTTTGAATTGACTAAAACAACGAACACCGCTGTCTTTAATGAACGGTTTAAAAGTGAAACAGGTGTAAGAAAAAACAGGCACACGTTCTATATGGAAGACCAAAAAACAATATTACTAATGGCGCAAAATACAGGGTTTATAGTTCAACAACAAATTGACATGAAAAGTATAAAATATGATTATCAATATTTATATGTTTTGAGTAAACCCAACTAAATGTACTCGCAAATACTTACTACCCATTTGCCATTTATTACATCTATTTTAAATGGTTTCCCACAACCATAAATGTCTCCATTATTTGCCAATTCATCGCACATTTTTTTTTCCGAATGAGGTGGAATTTGAACACCGGTTACCTTGAACACTCCGTGGCGAAAAATTTTACAATTTAATTCATTGATAATGATAAACTCATTGCAATGAGGACAGGATATAATTTCTTCCATAATATTATAAATGAAAATAAAAGGAGGGCACGGACATCCACATGACGACGTGCTTCATTACCATTTATTATATAAACTCAATGGCAGAATTAAAGAACTGAGAGAATTATTTAGAGATACGGTTGGCAATGATACAAAAGCAGCAACTATTGGGGATTTAAAATATTTAATAGATAGTATATGTTTCTATGATAAAGATAAAGTTACACCTGAATTTTATCTCACGTGGAATGGTTGTCTCTTAAATGATGATTCAAAATTAATACGAGATATTAAATGTAAATCGGCTGTTTTCAAACCAGGTGGACCTCATGGCGATATAATTGAAATCCATACAGAACCAATTGACTTTGATAGTTTTGAAAAATTGGACGAAACTTATATAGGACTTCACAACGATGCACCTGATAAAGAAACATATAGAAGTACAAAATCAAAAGGAAAAACGCGAAAGTACCGTAAAACTCGCAAAAATAAAAGAAAAAGGAAATATAAATGATTTTTCAGATGGAAGATAGAAACGAATATATTCTGAATCAATTTATGAACCATAATAAAAAAATATGTAAACAAAACAACCTTGAATATGTAAGGAAAAAAACGTCCACATTTCATGTACCTCCTTATTGGGGAAAAGTTTTTGAAATAAGGCGTCTCATGGACGAAAATCCACAAACTCCTTTTTTTATGTGGATGGATAGTGATGCCTTTTTTATCAATTTTACAAATGAAAAATTTACTAATTTTATACAAACACATCTTGACAAGTCAATGATAATAGCAAAAGATATGCCTCCTTGGTCAGAAGGAGAATTTAATGCAGGTGTTTTTATTGTAAAAAACGATAGTATAGGGAAAAATATTTTAGAGCATTGGATTAGTTTATATAAAAAAGAGAACTGGACGTTTAATGGTTCATGGTCAACCCATGGAGAATGGGCGGGCGAAGAATATGAGCAAGGTTCTTTTAAAAAACACGTGTTACCCAAATATAGAGAGAATATAAAACATTTAGACTATTATTATTTAAACAATAATAACCCTCAGAAAAATGATATAGCTATATCGGCTCATTTGGCAGGAAATTTTAAATATGATAAAACACTTCGTGATAATTTTTTAAAAATTCGCCCGTGGTATCGTTATATTTTGATTGTGTTATTAATCTGTATCTTTTTTATTCTCTATTTAAAATGATAAATTATGTAATGTTCATAACATTTTCTAGCATATTTCTCTTTTTTGTTTACCTTAAATGGAAGCATCCTTTTTGGTTTATCCAACCAGTATATCATTATTATGATGTATTTTTATGGAAAACAAAAGAGATACGTCGCGAATTACCCGAAAAAAATAAATTTTTTAATTCCCAAATTTATTTTTCCAAAATAGAATCATTGGAAGAATCCCAATGGACTCAATTTCAAAAACTGATTGAAGAAAATTTTCTGAGAAATGGAGATAATGTTTTTTCCCCCACTTTAAATGAAATAAAACCTTATTTTATTGGACATAATAACCCTTCCTTCATTTCTTTCATGTATGCAAATAATTACAAGTTTTTAAATTCTGAAACAAAAACGGAAAAAAAAATAATTGGCGCCATCACTTCACGACCCATCACTTTTCAAAAAAAAACAATTTATTATGTGGATTACTTGTGTATAGATAAAGAAGAGAGAAATAAGAGATTAACACCTCAGTTAATTCAGACACATGAGTATCATCAATCTCATAATTCAAAATCGCAAATTTCTTTTTTCCGACGGGAAGGAAACGTGCCATTATTAGTCCCATTTGTAAAATTCAATTGCACCATTTTTTCAATGATATATTGGCTAGAAGTAAAAGATTCTCATAAAATAATACGAGTGAATACAAATACAATACATATGTTTAATGATTTTTTAGTTAAACAAGATGTTATTGTTAGCGACATTGGAAACATACTGGAACTTGTAAAAACAAACAATATTATGATTTATATGTGTATTACCGGTTCCGATGTAAATAGTTGTTATTTTTTTCGCAAAAGTTGTACTACTATAGAAGGGAAAGAAATGCTTACACTGTATGCTTCCTTGAATAAAACAGATAATGACACCTTTTTACATTTATTCAAATGTTCTTTAACAATGGTGATGAAAAATGAGAAATATGTTTACTTGTGTGTGGAAGAATTGGGAGATAATATACTGATATCAGATAATCTTTCAGAAAAAACGCACCCTGAAAGGGTCCCCTGTGGATACTATTTTTACAATTATGTGCACCCAACTGTACAAGCAAAAAAGTGTTGTATTTTAATATAAACACGTCAAATATATTGATAATTCATGCAAACCGATAAATATTAAGACATTAATATATATGGAGATAACCATTGATGATTTTACTTTTTCATTATTATCAAAATACCAGGCGCGTTATTTGCTGGTGCAAATAAATTCATATAATCATAAAACCAGAACTTCCAAGATTTTTTGGGTTTATCCATCTAAAAGTGAAGTTGGGTTATGGCGATGTATGATACAAGTCGGAACACAAGATCCATATATAGGAAATAGGCAAATTTACAAAGGAAAAAATGACAAACCCTTTTCAGAATTTACAGAAGATAATTATTATGATTACATTCAACAAACATTTATTCATTTAACTCTTCAACAATTTTTAAATGAACATGTAGGAGATTTACCTGAATTTGATATTAGTAAAAATGATTTTTTAAAAACAGAGTCAGACCCAAGACGCAATGACATTTTTATGGCTTGTTATATGTATCAAGCAGAAGATGACCCGCGCTTTAAACAGTTTCAGAAATTTAGAAACATTGAAACACAAAATGAAGTTATTGCCACGGTTGATGATTACCGGAGACAAATTAAAGAGCCTCCATTTATAAGATTGCAACAAAGCATTGAATGTGGCGAAAAAGTGTCAACCACGCCGCGAATGCGTACTCCCACACAAGCTATTAAGGAATTTTCTAGAGAGTTAAAAAAAATATATAATTACGACGAAGATACTAGTGTATTTACTTACAATAATATCTTTTCAGAAATTTTAGAAATTACAGGTGAAGTGCGTTGTACACGCTTGAGTAAAAAACGTCCAACATATGGGCAAGCCAATATTATTTTATTATATTACTTGAAATCTTATATTCATCCTATTGGAGAACCTCCTGAAATTTATAAAAGAAATATAGAACGAATAGCTTCCAAGGAAGAGCATTACATGCCGTTTCTTTTAACAACGCCTAGCGCAAGTATAAATGAATTTGGAATGTATACACACTATATTCCTTGTGGTGCATTTATATGTAAATTATTTGATTATAGCACAAGTGTTAATGACCAATGTACGCGAGAAGAGGTAGAAACAGGAAAATGTACAGGAACATACTCTTATATTGGTTCCAGATATGATAGAATTTTTCCTTTTACAATGGAATCACCAGAACCAGAGACTGTTTTAGCTATAGAACCTGACGCAAAACCTGTTTTAGAGCCTGTTGCAAAACCAGTATTCAAGGGACAACCAGAAGGTTTTGGATTGACAGAAGAAGAATTTGAAGAGTTATATGCTAATGGTAAATCACGCAGACGGAAAAGACGCTTCCATCGCAATTCCGCAAACACCAGGGTCATTAGACGACGACGACCTCGCAATTCTCACATAACCATTTTCGCCCCACGTCGTAGACCATGAATTTTTCACTAACCAGTAATCTGTTTCGTTTGTTCCATACCCAACAATTAAAACACCATGATCTAAATTTGTTCCACATTCTACGCCACCAAGGATTCCTTCCGAGTAAAACTGGAAATAGGATGTCCCGGCATCAATTGCAATAGCTACGGGTTGTTGAGCAACGGCCTCTTTTAACGCAAGTTGGTCTCCTGATTTTACATCATAGCACGACGTAATGCGAGCAACTGGTTCACATGTTTGACACGACCCCGATTTTGCAGTATACATGTAATCATCGCCACATTGACCATAATTTATGGTATATTTGAAAGCACCGTCCATCTGCCCCCCATTGCATCCATGCGAACCATATTGAAATCCTGAAGCACAGTCAACCAATTGTTGTTCAGACAAATTTGTTAGATTGCCAGTGGTAATGGCCCATGCGCCTTCAACTGCCCCGCTCGCAGAAAAAGCCCAACATGACCCACATTGTCCCTGGTCTTTTACGGGTGTGACGGCGCCTTTTTCGCGCCAATCAATTGAATCTGGCACAGCATATTGGACATTAGAAAAAGGTTTGCATTGATAAGATTGCACTCGGTTTAGGCCCATTCGCGATTTAAATTCTTCCAAGGTGAGGTCGGCAAACTGATTGACGGCAAGCTTAAAAGAATGCATTCCATTGTGGTCGTGGATGGTAGCTAAATTTTGTTTGAATATGGCGAACCGGGTTTCCAATTCTTCTAAACTTGTATATCGCCTATGAAACTTTTCCCTAAAATTAGAAAAGTGAGTCCAAGAGGTTTCGTTGAGTGCAAGAGCGCTGGTAAAGAGAAGCATCATTATCATATATTATAATATTATTTTTATATAGAAAAACACCAATCTAAAGATTCCATTTAAAGAACGCGAAATTAGTAAAAATCATTAAAAATTGACTTATTTGTTGAATAAATTTGACGCTTCAACAAAATGAACACGCATGTACAATGGCCTAGAATGAAAATTTATACCAAAACAGGTATAAATTTTCGTCCTTTGAAAAATCCAGATATACTTTAAGTGAAAAATGGTCATCCAATGGAAACGAGAAACAAATCTGGACAAAATATATTTGAAAAACCTATTGTGAAATTACAAAAATCGTAGAAATACCTTCAAAACAACGTGTTTAAAAAATATTTTGTTTAATTCGCGAGTTTATGAATATATTTCAATGAAACCTTTTTGCAGAATATTTCTTATATTTGCGGTTTCTACGCCTTGATTTACGTTTTGTTTTACCACCTGAAGTTGGAGAATTTAAAAAATTTTTGGAATCTCCGCACTTTTTAAGATGATAAACATATATCTCTTTAAAAACTTCTCGTGTCTCTGTAAAAAACTCTTTCATTCCATCATCATAAGTATTCATTATTTTTGCAACTTTAAAGCAAAATAGTTCAAAATAATTAGGTAAGGTTAAAATAGGTGTACCGTCCTGAATATCATTTTCGGCCCCATCGTAATAACAACCATAAAACATATCATCTTTTAAATTTAGATCTAAATGGTGATTACCTACTGGTTGAAAATATTTTTTTGCTAATTTTGATTCTTTTAAAAGGGCTATAAACCTTTTTTTTAGGTCGTCATCGTTTTTTCTGACCCAACTATAAAGTCTAGTATTTTGTATTGTTTGTGTTTCTTCCTCTTTATATTTCATTTCTTCTAATATTGTTGGTTTTTCGCCTTCTATATATTTTATTCTTTCATCTCTTTCTATTTCATCTCTTTCTATTTTTTTTCTTTTTCTTTCTTTTTTGTCATCTTCAATAATCTTATATACCTCATGTATAACCATCGGGGGCGGTGGATTACCCGTAGTAGCTTTAACCCTAACTAAATTCATTAATTCACTAAAAAGTTCTTCGCATAAATCATTATTTAAAAATTTTAAAAATTGTTCCTGTATTTCCTTCGTAAAAGAAGCCTCTTCTTCTTTAGAGCTACATTCTGGAAAAAAAACAAAGGAACCATCAAGTAAAACATAGCGGCGATTATTCATTATTGTAGCTTTAACTCCAGGTCTTCCACTCTTCTCGTAAAACGACCCGGAATCATTTATTGAATATCCATACCCAGTTCTTCTATCATTCTGTCAATTACCAAAAAAAAATTTTCTGCCACGCTTTTCAATGCCGAAGCCTTGTTTTTTCCCATCAATAATTTTACCACAATAAACGTCTCCATTTTTTTGTGTGATAGTCTGTATATCTGTCATTATAAACTATATAAATATTTTTCCTGAATATAATAAAATGATTCTCAGTATTGACGTCGGAATAAAAAATTTATCCTTCTGTGTTTTGGCGCCTCATGTCGTGGATTGGGGAATTATAGACATTTCAGAATCAGAAGAACATTTGTGTCATTGTAATAAAAAAGCAACCTATAAAACAAACGACGCCAAATATTGCACCAAACACAAACCAAAGTTTCCTATTATCAAATATAAAATGAAAAAAAGCGATTATGCAAAATTAAACGAAGATTTAAAGGAAACAAAAAAGAAGGAAGAATGGATTGAGGTCATCCGGACATCTAACACCTTTTTGTTTCCTTTGGGAAAAAACGCATCTGAAATGAATCTAGTCAAAATTAGCAAAAATATTCAAACCAATTTTGACAACAAGGGGTGGGATAAACCACTGTTTCAAAAAGTTATTATTGAAAACCAAATAAGTCCCCTAGCAAGTCGCATGAAGACTATTCAGGGAATGATTACTCAATATTTTATTAAAAACTCGGAAATACATTTTGTCAGTTCTGCCAACAAGTTAAAAGAGTCAACGCAAAAGTTAACTTATGCAGAACGAAAAAAAGAGGGTGTGCGATTATGTAGGGAAAAGTTGTCTCCGGGGGAGTGGAAGGACTTTTTTGAAAAAAGTAAAAAGAAGGATGATTTGGCAGACTGTTTTTTGCAAGGATTGTGGTTTATTGCAAATAAAATGGAAAAATAAAAAATTTATCTAAAAATATGGGAAATTTTAGTTCTAAAGAAAGCGAAGACGAAGAAAAGGAAGAACTAGAACCCAAACGAAAAAAGAGGGTAAGGATAGACGAACCAGAAGAGGAAGAACCAATTAAAAGACGCAAAACTGCAAAACGAAAGATTAAATCTCGGGGGAAAAGTTTTAAAAATAAAATGTTTGAATAAATAAATGATTATAATGCTTAGAGGACATATACGCGATTCTTTTAATGATGACAGGTTATATCGTCTATTAAAACAAATTCATGAAGACGAAGATATTCAAATTTATATTCATACTTGGAATATTATTCAATCAAATATAAGTTGGAGAAATATACGCAAAGACGACCATATTGTGGACGAATATTTAATTAAAAATTATTTTAGGGATATTGCCCAATTTATTAAAAATATAACTATAGACGATGATGCTAATTTACCTTTAATAGGAACAACCCATGGGAATGTATCTAGTACACGATGTCCAAAGATAGGTTGGAAAAATATGTGGTATGGTAAAAAAAGATTGATTGATAATGTAAAAGAAGATATTGTAAATATGGATGAAAAAATTATAAATATGAGATTTGATATTTTTACAAATTCAAATGGATTTCCTTACAACTTATTACTGCAATTTACAAAAAATGCAACTCCTATAACTAGAAATTTATTTTTACACGACCATGAATTTCAAGGTCTAGATAATATATATATTGGAAATTTAAATACAATGTTTAATTTAATATACCATTTTCATTACAATTTAGATGACATCCTTCAAAAAAATATAGTAGGTAATCAAGAATATCTTGTATTTAGAGAAAATAAATTGATTTATTCGTAATACTTAAAATTAAGTTTTCTAAATAATTTATAAATGGCTGATATCATTGAAATAAGTGAACTGAGTTCTTCCAATTTTGGAGGAGGGATTGAGCTTTTAATGAATGATAAAAAATCTCACAATGAGATAAAAATTGACGATATAACGCACCTTGAAAACGAACTAAATGATTTGGTTTCGGATACTAAAACAACTTATGATTCCAATATTTTTTCATCTTCTTCTTTCTCATTAAATGAAAAACCAAGTATTTCTTTTGAGGAACCATTGAAATTGGACCCTGTTGATATTCCGGCATTTACGCCACAGGTCTCCACTCCTATAAATGTTTCTAAATTGGGAGAATCTACTTCCCAAACATCTAATGAGCCAAAAACATGGGATGGTTTTGGCAAATTTAATAATGTTCCGGTACAACCAGATAAAACAATACCTACGCAACCACAGATGACGAAAGAAGAGATGTTACGTGAAAAATTAAAAATATTACGAAAGTTGGAAGCATTAGAATCAAAAGGTGTTAATTTATCAAAAAAATACAACATGGAATCATCTTTACTTGAAATGCAAGGGGAGTATGAACTTATATTAGAGGAGAAGAACAAACAAAATTCCGTCAAATTTCAAGGAAACATGATGATGGCTGTTATAAATGGACTAGAATTTTTAAATAACAAATTTGACCCATTTGATATCAAATTAGAAGGTTGGGGAGAACAAATTAGTGAAAATATACAAGACTATGATGAAATCTTCTCTGAATTACATGATAAATATAAATCAAAAGCAAAGATTGCACCCGAATTAAAATTATTATTTCAATTAGCAGGAAGCGGAATCATGATACACATGACAAATAATATATTTAAAAATTCAGTTCCAGGTATGGATGACATCTTGCGACAAAATCCCGATTTAATGAAACAATTTCAAAATGCAGCAGTAAATTCAATGGGAAATTCAAACCCCGGATTTTCTGGATTTATGAATGGTTTAATGAACCCCACGAATTCGCCGACATATGACGTAGGTGGCCCTCCTCCCCCCATGGCCACTCAAGGCCCTAATTCTATTCCGCCTCCTATTACCAGACCTGGAAATAATGTAAGTCGTCCTTCATATCCAACCGAATCAAATAGTATGTCAGCTGCCCTTGGGTTTGATACCCGCCCCGATATGAGAGGGCCGTCTGATATTTCCGAGCTTTTATCAGGGTTGAAAACAAAAACAATAAATATACAAGAGTCAAATAGTACTATAAGTATTGGAGATTTAAAAGATTTGGATGGCGATGTTCCCAAAAAGAGTCGCAGGAAAAAGTCGGATAAAAATGTAATTAACTTGAATTAATTTTTTTTCTGAGTCAAAATGATAATTTGATTGTGTTTCAAATCAATATTGCATGTCCATACATCGTGTTCCTTGTCTTTTTTTTGCAAAGCTGTAATAAATGTTCTTCCTTCTCTGTGAGCTACAATTGCCTTTGTAATATTATTGACATAAGTGTCTGTGTCAATATCTGGTATAACTACCCGAACTAATCTATAAGTTTGAATAATCTCATAGCAGTTTCCATCAATCTCTTGTACTATTTCAAAAATAATACTGTTGCGCATTTGTTCATTTTTTTCTTTTCCTTTGTGAAATCTTTGAATTTGTTGAATCTTTTCTGTAGTGGTTTGGAATATGTAAGGAACATGTTTAGACCTTTCTCTAGCATCTTTTAATGCTTTGCGAACTTCCTTCTCTGCAATTTTTTGCATTTTTGCAATATCTGGATTCTTTTTTATATGAATATTTTCAAGAGCAGCTTGGCCAACAACGCCCATCACGACCATGGGTTCTATATAATCTTCGTGAGTAACAATCTCTCCGCTATATTCTAATACCATATTTCTTGCACATTCCTCCATGACAATACAACGATTCATTACGACAGTTGGACAATAGATGTTGGTTTGTACATATTTCTCCCAATCCTTCATCCTACCAGTTGTCCTTCCAAACAGTTGATAAATCTCGTCATTTGAAAGGTCAACATGTCCAATAATGGCAGAAGTAAACGGTCCAATATCCGGATGAGTGAGGGTTTGACCCATTCCAACACATAAAAATCCAGTTACGACAACAGGGCGTCCTTGGAGATTGTGTTTAACCAATAATCTTGCAATAGTTTCGCATACTTCTTCATCTAAATTTTCTCCAAGTTTTTTGCCAATCAAAGGTATTGTTTTAATATTGCCGGACTTGTATTGAAGAGTCTTTTCTTCACCATTGATAACAATGACGACCGCCTCTTCATTTTTTTCAAATATCAATTTTCGGACACTTTCGTGACTAGCGCGTCGGCTATATGCCGGAATAAATGAATATGTACCAGGTCTCAAAATATCATGTTTTTCCAAAACCATGTCAATAAATCCAATCAACTGTCTTTCTTCTACGCGAGGGACATGTCCTGTAAAATAATCATCGATACAATTGAAAATCATGTCTCCTGCTCCGGCATAATTTAATTCGGAAAAATTATCCAGATGAACAAGTCTGATTTTTGACCAAAACCCCTCTTGGAAAATTTTGTCTGGGGTTGCTGTCAATGCCGTTATCCTTTTGACAATTTCTAGTTCATGAATTTCTTCTATTTGAGAACGGAGAAGAGGTGTCAAATATTTATGAAGCTCATCAAAATAAACAAATGCTCTCTCAATATTACTTTTGTTTCTATCTATTACTTTTAAAAACTCTACGCCATCATCATATCTCCTTTTATTGCTACACATAACAACCACTCTTGGACAGGTTGTTTCATCAAAACAAATGCCTTGTAACTCTGCTCGGCTTTTTACGTGTCTGTATTTTCCGTCATATTGGGAAGAAAGGACGCAAACAGACCCTATGCCATAAGTCCTTTCAATTGCATCCAACCGTTTGGCGACTTGTTTATTGTTCAAAAGAGTATTCATTGTGTTCATAAAATGAATACTTCTTCCCAACTCAATGTCTTGTGCTATTTCAAGACTAATTTTTGAAATAGCTGTAAATGTTTTTCCTGATTGTGTTGTGCGAACGCATAGCTCCATCTTTGACTTGAATTCGGTACTTCTATCCATTTTACAGAGGTTTATACAAAAATAAAATTTATTTTCATTTTTTTCAATTTTTTTAAATTTATACGCTTTGTCTTTCGCATTTTACGTCCACCCTTTTTTGTTAATTTGATATAATAATCTTTAATATTGCTTTTTCTAACCTTGCAATTTGTTTTTACAAATGGCGATGAAACAATTGTAAGAGCAACTTCTTTTATATCAAAATTTAAATAAGAATTAAAATCTCCAAATATCCTTTCGTCGTCTTTGATTAATATAAAAAAATTACCCAGGATTTTCAAGTCACCCAAATAATTTGATGAAAATAATTTAAAGGCATTTTTATAATTTTTCATGTAATTATCTTTATCGTATGGGGTGTCAATTATAGAATTAGTTGCTTGATAAATATTATTGTATTCGGCATCTTTTTTTTTTGAACTATATAAAATAAATGTATCATTTTTAAAGTTATCAAACAATACACTTTTTAAAAAAGTTATGTTATTTAATATATTTTTATCTATATTCATCAAATCTTCAATTGTATTTGTATTTAATAATGTTTTTTTTTCTTCTTTAATGTAGATGACAATTATTTTTTCAAACAATTCAATTGAAAAAAAAATAAGTTTTTGCAAATTTTGTATATAATAATCGTATAATTTATTTGAAAAATAGTGCGATTTCATATAATTTTTAAATTCAGGTATCTTTGTTATATCTGTAATTAAATTTTTTTCTTTTGTTTTCTTGTTAAGTATTAATATATTTTTAAATAAATCTTCGTCTGTCAAATCTTTGATATATAACATAATATTTTTATTTAATTCTAAATTGTATAAAAGAATTGGATACTTTTCAGAAATATTAAAAAATAGGGAAGCCAGAATTTCAACATTTTTATGTTTTTTATTTGTATCACGCAATAAAAATTTTATAGTTGGATAAGTTTTAGACTTATCCAAAGTATATATTTTTAATTTTTCTAGCGTTGATTCTTCGCCAGTTGACCTTTTTTTTTCCATTAGCATTTCTAGCCTATTTTCAATTGAATCGTCGTCCGACATATCCATAAATCTTCCACGTCTAAGCCATTCATCCATTCTATATTAAAAGGTATTAATTTTTAAAAAAACGGAGATAAGTCTCATGTTGTTGTTGTAACTGTTTATTTTTTTTTGACTTTTCTAGAATACCTATGGCCTTATTTATTTCCTCGTCGGATAATTCTTCCTCGGTATCCTCTTTTACCAACCTATATTTCATTGGTATGCAACAAAAACGACTTTCATAATTTAAAAGAAAATCGGATACCAAGACAAAAAAACATGTCAAAAATAAAGCTGTAAAAATATCACGGGTTCCCATCCAGGAGATAGCAAATACAATAATATCTCTTGAAATTTTTGTTTTAATAATATCTTCCGCCGATTTACTTAATGTTATTGGTATTAATTTACCACCCACATTTAACATGATAATGATTAACCCGGCAAACAACTTACTTTCATTTATACCTTTAGTAAACATATGTAATGCACTAAACATATTATTTCATTATAATTTAATAAATGCCAAAATAAGCAAAAAGGTCGTTAATTTTTTCTTTCGTATATTTGTATTTTGGGTTAACAAATCCTCTAAATCCATCTGTAAATCCTTCTCTTTTAAAACTTGTACAACTTGCAATTAAAATAAATAGGACAAACCATAAAAACCAATATTTCATATTAATTTAAATTATAAAAATTTTTATTTGAATACGGTAATATTTCAATATTTGGTATATTGGGAATAATAATTTCACTCTTAGAAGACTTTGGTTTCATTAATTCATTTATTTGCAATATATTTACACCTCCTTTTCTTTTAGATTTTTTATATTGATATTTATTATAATTTTTAAATGAGATGGTATCATTTGGTTTATCTGTTATTGTTCTTGTAATTACTTCACTCATATTTACTCTTTCACTAGGCTCCTCTGGTTCCATTTTTTTTTCAATGTTTATTTTTTTTTTATTATGTGATAAAAAAATAATTACTATTAATAAGAGAACTCCTAAAAAAACACTACTTAGTGTCAATGCAATTAAAATACATACTAAAATAAACCTACCTAATTTACTATTGTACATTAACGAAAAAAATTCTTTATTCTGAAACATTCCTATTAATATAAGAAATAATGCACCAGATAAAATTACATTTCCTTTCATTATAATTTACGAATAAATTAATTTCAGATTGTTACAAAAATAATTATCTTAATTTTTATTAGAGAATGTCTTTAGCAATGTATGCATGTCCTTATGATTCAGCTCCATCATTATTATCTGACGATTTTGATAAAAATGATAAAAGAATAAAAAAAACTTCCCGACCAAAGACACAAAAAAATCAAGAAAAGATAAATGATGTCCTACTTTCTATAAATGAAGACACGCTGTCTGATTTTCATTATGAACCCGAAAAAGTAGAGGTGACGGAAGATGTTAATATAGAGGAAATGAAACAATTGCAACCAAAAGGGTTGTCAAATTACCATAAAAATATATTAACTCCATATGACACAGAAACACCCCCATATCCACAATATCCACAATATCCACAATACACACAACAGCCTCAAAACACCCAAACAGGTGATGTTTTGCTAGATAAAATAAATTATATTATTGGTCTTTTAGAAAATCAAAAGGACGAAAAAACAAATACCATCATTGAAGACCTCATAATTTACGCATTATTGGGTTGTTTTATTATTTTTGTAATAGACAAATTTGTAAGTGTTGGCAAATATGTGCGTTAATTCATTAATATAGAAGGACAAGTTATCTTCGTCTCCTTTTTTAAATAATTTTGTTTCAAGTCAGAGTAAACCATTGTGTCATATGAAAAACCTCTATCAGTTATATTTAAAATATTATTATTGTTGTTTCCTAAATGTGAAATGGAATTTTTTGTATTATAATTTATAATCGTTTTTGTATTATTTTGCATATATGTACGACGCTTCCACGCCGTATTTATATTATCATTAGTTATAATTTTCTGATTTACATCACATTCCCAATTTATCGCTTTTAAATGTTTGCTCGGATAGTTTTGAAAAGATGTATATTCAATCCAGCTCATATTTCATGAATATATAATTTTATTCATGAAATTAATTTAATAAATTTAACAGTTCATTCTTTTTAAGTTTTTTAGCAGATTCTGCTGAAGTCAATTTTTTTGATACAACCACCTCAACCAATTTTGATATATTCATTTTTTTGTAGTTTGGTTTGTCCGAATTTTCCTCAAATTGTGTAAATATTTCTTCTGAATCTACATTTTCGTTTATTTCGGTTATTTCATTTATTTCGGTTATTTCATTTATTTGTTCTGGCTCAAGTTCCAATTCCTGAATGGATTCAAAAAAATTAATTTTATCTGTAAAATCTAAAATTTCTGGCTCAGACTCTGAATCCGACTCGGTGTCAGACCCAGAATCATCTGAAATGTCGTCCTTTACATTATCAAAGACCTCTGCATCGTTTTCAGAATCCACCTCTTTAACATGGCCTTGTTTTAAAGAATTTATTTCAGTAGCCATAGTAGTTACTAAACTTAACAACGATGTTATTTTATGGTTTTGTTCCTTTATTTTTTGCATTACAACCATATAAAGCATACTTATTAGTCCAATGATAATCAAAAGTTTTATAAAATTAACAATACCAGAATCAAACAAACTCATTAATAATAGTATACATTATTTATTTAGTTACCAAACGAATTATTTCATTTTTTCTAGTATTTCTTTGGGGTAATTCATATCATTTAATATTTTAATTCCCCCTTTAACATCTGAAATGCCGGGAACTATTGTATAAGTATATTCAAAATTATTATTTGTTTGTTTTGTATCCATTTTATAATTTACACACGTTTTTAATAATTTGCATAATTCAATATAATGGGTTGTTAAAATACAATCCACATTTACAGTAGATATATAATTCATAAAAGCATTAGCGCTAATGATTGCTTCTTCGGGGTTCGTCCCGGAATACAATTCATCAAAAATGCAAAAATGATTATCCGATTTGTTTTTTTGGATACAATCTATAATTTCTTTACATCTTCTTGCTTCCGCTTGAAACAAACTATCGCGTCCAGATGTATCAGGAATATTTAAATAAGAATGAATAAATTTATATAATTTGATATCGGCCGATTGAAAACACCCATACCCAAATTGCTGTGAAAGTAAAATATTAATAAGCGTAGATTTCAATATAGTTGTTTTTCCAGAAGCATTCGGTCCAGTTAGAATAATTGGTTTATCCAAAACAATATTGTTTTTAACTGCATCCTTTGTTACAGGGTACGTCATTTTATTTATGGTTGTTTTTTTAGAAAAATTACATTTAGCTAACTTGGGGAAATTTTCTATTATGTCCATATAACCTACACAATCAAATGAATATTGAATAGCCGTTTCATATTTGGTATTAGAATATAATTGATAAAATTGGTTCATTGTAAATCCTAATTGTTTTAAGCATTTGATATTTATTTTTAATGGCTGTATTTTTTTCAATTCTGTTAAAAATGTATCTAATACTTCCTTGTTTGACTTAATATCATTATAAAATGCATTATACGTTTTTCTTTTTATAATAACTGTCATAAAACACTCCATTTTACTAGAGACAATTTCAAGATACTCTTTAAACATGAATAAAGTATTGTATATTTTTCTGATATTTTTTGTAAATCGCACACAGGTTATAATATTTTGATATATAGAAAAAAAGTAAAAAAATACTGAAAAAATTATATATGCCTTTTTATTTATATCTGCCCCATTGAAACTCATGAGCGCTCTCCCCAAAGAATGATTTTTCAGCAAAGCCATGATTATAGAATAATATTCTGACAATGACAACTGCAATCCTCTTATTTTAATTATTAAAAATGGAACAATCAACATAAAAATAGGAAGAAGCAGAGAAAATACAGGAGATGACAATGTGTAAATAGTTAAAAATTCCAAAGCTGTATCATTATTATTCAATGGTTCAAAAATCTTCCAATTATAATAATTATAAAAATCCTTGAAATTTTTCGTTTTTTTAATATCATCCCATTCTTGATATACTTTATCAAAAGATTCATCAAATTTAGGAGGGTTGTATTCTTTTATTATTTTTTGTGTATCTTTTAAAAATTTTTTATCATAACTGTATTCTTTTACAAGTTCAATCAAAACATTTTTACTTAAAATGTGTTTTGGTTTAAATAATTTGTCATAAATAGAATCAGTAAAGTCATTCTGTCCATTTAAAGAAACGAGCTCCATATCATCAATAATATGTTTCTGAAGAGTCATTTTTTTAGATGTATAAGATACCGGAAATTTAAACTGCATATCATTGGTTTAGAAATATCTTAAATATATTCTACGAATAATTTCTTATATAATTATATATGCCAAGGAGGAAACAGATTATTCCTTTTGTAGATAGATTTATAAATAATTATACGAAAAAAACAGTGTTCTATTTAGGAAATAATATCATGGAACACTCTATTTACATTACTATATTACTAATGGGGTTAATATATGTATATTTGGCATACAACTACTTGTCAAATTTAAAGTCATGTAGTTGTGCAGAAGGAGAATATGTTGAAAAAGTAAAGAATGCAGAAGGGATATTAATGGTCATGTTTTTAGTTTGGATATTAATGTCCTTATGGTTAACATTAAATATTAATCGTCTATCCAAAAACGATATTTTTGTATTTCTTTACCTAACAGGTGCAATGGGTGTTTTATTATTTTCCGTGTACCTATATTTTTGTTATAATGTCCATCAAATGAAAAAATCGTTGACTACAAAATGCATATGCGCAATGAAATGGCAACGTTGGTTAATCTATATCCAATACGGGTTTTTCTTGTTTGAAATTTTATTGGCTATTATTTCTGTCGTTATTGGGATAATATATATGCTTTATAAAATAAATTAATAATTTACTAATAAAAATTCACGCAAATCTCTCCAGGGGATTGGCTTCCATTCGTCCTGGAAATAATAAAATACGTTATTCTCTTTTTCTTCAAAAGATAATTTGGAGAATTCGTCTAAAACAACTATAACAAACTCAAATGTAATATCGCCAATTAATTCAAAATTAAACCATCTAATTCCTTTCACTTTAGTTGGGTCCATAATCTTTATGTAAAAAATAATATTTAAATACTAATGCAATATTTGCTCAAAATGCATTGGCAACTCTTCCATTTTTTTATCGTAATGTCCTTCTATCAATTTTAGATTATATGAATCTCTTTTTGTGACAAAATTTATCCCAATACCTTTACGCCCCCAACGCCCAGACCTACCTATCCTATGTAAATAAGTATGTGGGTCGCGAGGTAGGTCAAAATTTATAACAATACTTACTTGTTGTATATCAATCCCTCTTGCAGTAACATTGGAAGAAATCAGAACGCGATATTTTCCATTTTTAAATTCTTCAAAAGAAAGTTCGCGCTCTTGTTTGTCCATATTACTATGAATACAACACACCGGAAACTCGTCATTTTTCATAGCTTCATATAAATCAACTACCCGTCCTACACTATTGCAATAAATAATTGTTTGCGCAATAGTTAATCGTTCAAAAAGGTCTTGCAGGGTTGAGAATTTTTGCTTGTCATCATCTAGAAAAACAACATATTGACTTATCCCATCTAAAGCCAAATCTTCCGCTTTTACAGTAATACTAACCGGATTTTTTAAAAGCTGGGTTGATATATTTAAAACATGTTGTGGCATTGTTGCACTAAATAATGCAATTTGCACATCCTTTAAACTTTGAAATATTTCAAACACCTGGTCTTTAAAACCGAACGAGAACATTTCATCGGCTTCATCTAAAACAATTAATTTTATATTTCCTGGAACAATAATTCTTCGCTTTATCATTTCATAAACTCTCCCAGGAGTGCCAGTAATAATATGCGGGATAGTTCTTTTTATTTCATACGTATCAATTTCAGATGAAGTACCGCCAACCAATATTTTACTTCGTAACCCTTTTACCATTGCACCCAATTCTTGAATAACATTCAATGTTTGTAAAGCCAATTCTCTGGTTGGATTCAAAATAAGAACCTGTGTTTGATTTAAATCGGTATTAATTCGCGACAAAGAACCGACCACAAATGCACCCGTTTTACCTGTTCCAGATTGAGCTTGTGCCAAAATATCTCTACCGTTAATAAAGTGGATGCATGCTTTTTTTTGAATTGGACTCGGTTTTTCAAACCCATATGCATATATACCCCTAAGTAATTCGGTGTTTAAATCTAAATCATCCCAATTTTCAATTTCGGTTTCCTCCATTTTAATAAAATATGTTTTAGTGTTTAAATAATTTAATAATTAAATTAATATAAATAATTATTGATAATTTAGGATTAATGAAAGTATATTCATTGAGTTTTTTTAAAAATTTCTCATCCGATGATTTTTTAATAAATGCGGATATCATTAATAAATTAATACAAGTGAGTAAAATTACGGGAAATTCTGTTTTAAAAATCAAAGAGAATGAAGAAGTTTTGTATAAATTTTGCAAATCCAAATATGTAACAAACCATGTAAAAGTTTTAACAGATACCGAGAAGTTGTTAATAAATATTAAAAGTCTTCTGAATAAGGCCACGGGAGATAATGTTTCAGAAATCTCAAAAAAAATAGAAACTTTAATTACTGGTATAACTGACATTGAAATTTTTAAAATTATATTTGAAACAAGTTATAAAAATTATTTTTATTCTGAAACTTACGCCATGCTTGTATTTTTACTCACAAAACAAAATGAGGATTTTAGAAATTTTGTCATTGAGAATTCACAAAAAATGTATTTAATTGTAGAAAATCTCTCATATAGTTCATCCGATAATTATAATGATTTTTGCGATGATAATAAAAAATCGGAAGAAAGGATGGCTCTTTGTTGTTTTTATGCAAATCTTTGTTTACTTGATTTTTTAGAAATGAATATAATGATTCACTTTATAGAGCATTTATTAAACAATGTGAATAATTTTATTGAAGAAGAGAACAAAAAAAGCGAAGTAGATGAAATTCTAGATATTGTGTATTCTTTATTGAATATTCTCAAAATACCTTTTACAAATGAAATTATCAATAAATTGAGTAAATCTACAAATAAATCGTTTAAAAGCTTGTCAAGCAAAAGTATATTCAAGTGTATGGATATTCTAGAATTATAATCGCAAATTTTCAACAAAGTTAATAAACATATCTTCAGAAAAATTATTTGCAGTCTGTTTTCTAGTTTTATAATTATTTGCTATAATTTTCATCAAACTTAAACTATTTCCTGTTATGGGTTTTTGAAATGTATATTTAAAGTATAATGTTCGCAATAAATATAAAAAAAAAATTATTCCTTCTGAATATAATTTTATATTGGGAGGATTCAAAGAACTCAATTCTGTATTTGATTCTTGCAAACATTTAAGAGTAACAAAAGCAAACGAATCGTCCCATGATTGGCAATTTATCTTACCAGAAACACCTCCTTTGTATGAATTGTCAACTGTTATATTACTTAAAGCAGTTGTGCCATTAAATTGTTCTTTATTTGCATCTATTAAATTTAGTATTCTTAGCATTATTTTTTTTAATTCATCCTCTTTTTTACCAACATCCTTTTTATCAATTTTAAAAATATACATGTATGATTTTAGATAATAGACATATTTATAAATAGATGTATTAACTTTACCGTTTTCAACCGGTATGTATTTTTCCATATTATCCTTATTTATGACAAATGAACTCATATAATATATAATTAATAATTATAAATGGTTTTATCAAAATTGAACAAAAAAATAAATTACGTGGAAATCAAAAGAATTAATAATGATGACCTGAATCGCGAGTGCGATTTGTATGAAATGAAAATTCTTTCTACACCCGTTTTAATTGCAATTGGGAAACAAAATAATTCTTATATTGATAAAGGAGTTGTTTATTTTCCCATTTATCTTATTAAGTACAATTCAAAGTCTATACAAATTGGTATTTACGAAGTTGACTCCAAAGATGTCGTGAAATATGTTGATGATATAGACATTGAAACATTTGATAAACCATTACTTTATTCTTTTGTAAACAAAGACTTTTTAGAAAAAACAAGGTTAAATCCTAAAACGGATGTTGCCACAGACAAGACCGAAGTGACAAAAGTTAAAACGGAATCAAAAGATGCAAAAGTTAAAACGGAATCCAAAGTCAAAACAGAACCAGTCAAAGAAGAGGTAAAGGAAGTCAACAAATCGGAGGACAATCCTATTCAAGAAATAAGGAAACCTTATTTTTCAATTATGCCCGGGAAAGAGTTTAATTCTCTTCCTGTGGAAACCGAGGAAAGTGCAAAAGCATTGAGGGGGCGATTTGAAAATACAGAAGAAAATACATGGGTGCAAAGATTTTTTAGAAATACAAACTATTCTATACAAGACAATGAAGGTAGCGGGGATTGTTTTTTTTATGCCGTAAGAGACGCCTTTTTAACAATCGGCCAAGAAACATCTGTCGCAAAACTTCGCGATATCCTTGCTTCTAAAGCAACAGAAGAAAAGTATGTTTATTATAGAGACTTATATGAGCAATATTCTTCCAATGCATCCGAATTAAAGGAAGAAGCCAAAAAATTAAGAGCTGTTTACGAAGATATCCAAGCAGCTTTGAAAAAAGAAACTAGTAAGGATGCAAAGGTCGCTTTATTAAAAAAAGGCAAAGAGGTTAAAGAGGAACGCAATACATTAGTGGAACAATATGATTCACTACAACCTCTTATACGAGATGTTAAATTTATAAGTAATGTTCCGAATTTCAAACATTTTAAATCTAAATTACGAACTTCTCATTATTGGGCAGATTCATGGTCTATTGGAATTATTGAAAAAGAATTAAATATTAAATTCGTTGTTTTGTCAAGCGACCACTATTCTCATGGAGACATGGAAATTGTTTTAAACTGTGCAATCACAGACGTAACACAACTTATAGACACGGAAGCCGAAGTAGATAACTTTTATGAACCCGATTATTATATTATTTTAGAACATACTGGAACACATTACAGACTAATAGGGTACAAAGATAAATATATTTTTGAATTTAAAGAGCTTCCGTATGATTTGAAACAAATGATTATTAATAAATGCATGGAATACAATTCCATCTATAATTACATTCCTGATTTTATTCAGATGAAAAAACAGGGGATTGGCGCAAAAGGAAAAACGACTGCAGATAAAATTCAACAAATGTGTGATGCAAGATTGTATGATTTATTTGATGAAAATATAGAATTTGTTTATCATTCTAAATCGCGGAGTGGTATGCCGGGAAAAATGTCAGGTGAAAAAATTCCCGACAAAGAAATAAAACATTTTTTAACGTTGAATAAAATTCCTAATTGGAGGAAGAAACTATCCAATGATTGGGTTGAGCCTTTTGTCTATGATAAACATAGATGGGCCAGTGTTAGTCACTTGATGGAGGCATCAAAATATAAATCCAATCCACGCAAATATATTCAATATTCTATGGATTCGGGAAGCGAACTCTCTACCAATGTCAATTTTACCAAAAGCAAAGAAAGAGAGCCCGGGTACAACAAACTTTTACAAGAAGCATTGTTAGCAAAATGGTCTCTTCCTGAAATGAAAAAGTTATTGTTGGAAACCAAAAAGGCAAAGTTGTCTGAATTTGTTCGCGGAGAAGAGCCTGACCCTTCTTGTATTCTCATGGATGTGCGAGATAAATTGCGCAAGAATATGCAGTAAATATTCAGTATTATTTTATTCATACATGACAAATGAATAAAATATGTTTCTATTCCAGTTTTATTTTTATTACCAATGTGGTTTATAATTTAATAAACAAGCAATATGTGTATGCCTTCCTTTTTGCCTATTTACTTGTTACATCTCTTATCATACACTATTACGAAGGAGGTATATGGTTAAATCTTTTGGATAAAACCGCTATTTTAGGAATACTTATTTTTTCAGTCTATAATTATGCCCATATCGTCTACAAAAATTATCGGAAAATCAAAAAATCTTTCAAGAGCACAGCTCAAAATGCTTTTCGCAAAATAAAACGAAACAAGGAAATTAAAACTTATTTAGGCGGGTTTTCTCCGCGGACGTCCCCAAAAGCACAGAACCGCGTATTATTTAAGAACCATAAAAAAACGGGAATTACATTATTTGTTTTACTTTTTCTTCCTTTAGCATTCATATTTGAAGTTTATTTGTTTTATTATGGATATATAAAATGTAAATATTGTTATCATTCTGATAAGACAATTTCAAGTTTATTTCATTCATTGTTGCATGTTGTGGCATGTATTAGTTTTAATTTATTAACTTATATTTTGATATAATATGGAGCTTTTAACTATAGAGAATTTAGATAAATACAAACCAGAATCTATTAGAATTTTGTTAGATGAATTAGAAAAAAATGCAACTCTGAATGCGATGGTATTTGGACCAGATATAGAAAAGAAGATTGTAAAAAAGAAAAATGTTCTATTACTTTAAAAAAAATATTTGATAGAATTCCAAAATATGGTAATGATAATCAATTTGTAACACAAGTATATAATAAATTACAGGATGCAAATGTATTTATTTGGAAAGATTTTTTACATTATTTATCAAATATCTCTGATATCTCTGAATTTATGAATTTAATGAGAGATACAATAAAAAACAAGATGACAAGACGACTTCGTATTGGTGATAATGTTGATGTAATCAAACAAGGAATATTCTTTAATTTTTGTAAATGGTTAAAAACGAAATACTTTGAAAAAGACGGTAAACGCGTAATTTGGGGAGTTTTGGATAACCCTGGGGTGTTGAATAACATTTTATTAGAAAAAATTAAAAAAATATTTGAAGAACATTATTCAAGATTTAAAATGTTAATTGATGAATTTTTGAAAATAGAAATATATTTTTACAAAAAATATTTAATCAAGAAGTTAGTCGTTTTGAAAAAAATGGTGATTCAAAAAAATTATTTCAAATGGTTTTTTTATATTTTTTATCCGAATTATTAGGTTATGATGAAATAATGTTTAATAAATTATTAAGTCATTCAATATTTTCAAGCAATTGGAGTTATAAAATGGAAATGTATTATAAGTATATAAATGACGAACTTGCTAAATATGGTACAAATTTATATGAATTATATAATGATGCAGACAATAACTCTCTGGGACAAATCTCCAGAGAAGATAAGGAATTATTAGATGCTTTCGTAGGCGGAACTTATATTCAAACACAGAGGATGTTAAAAGGTAAATCCCGGAATTTAAATAAAAATAAATATTATGGATACACACGGAGAATTGGGAAGATATCTAGTAGAAATAGAAGACGACCCAGAAATAGAAGACGACCCAGAAATAGGCTATAAAATAACTGCAGAAGAGATACAAAATTATTGCGAAAGTCGTAATAGATTTACTGTCAACAAGTGCAAGACTGAATATGCAAAAACATATGCAGGTACACTAAAAAATGATTTAGTGCAATTATATAAAAAAATAAATATAGGTTTTCATAAATACTGTCAAAATGAAAATAAAGAATGTCCAAAACGGATTAATTATCTATCATCTTGGATTAATGCAAAATCAAAAATACCGGAATATAGTGATCCAAGACATAAAAATTCAGAAAAATATAAAAAGACAAAATCTTCGTATGATAAAGAAAATGAAATACGCAAAAAATTATTGGAAATTCAAAAAGATTGGGCCTGGCGCACAAATATTTTTATGTTTCGTATTTATAATTCATTAAGTAATTTTACAAAATTTTTAAAAAAAATGGAGACTCATTATAAGGATGCACTTAAAATTAGCGTACATAAACGTATTCTTGACCAATTTAATCTTTTAAATTACGGGTTACATAAGTTAAATGAGAATTATTCAGTTAAACCTGTTAATGACAACTCTCGTTCGCAAGTACCAAATCAAGCTCACTCTCTTAAAGATACAAGTAGCTCGGAAATTATTCGCAAATCTCTTTCACAAGTTCACAAACCAACCCATACTCTAAGCAAAAATGAGCGTCTCGTAATTACTCCACCCGAACAACCAGATTCTTGGTGGCCATTTGGAGGAAGACAATCTAAACGTAATATATATGCATCTAAATCCAAAAAATATAAAAATGATAGAATTCTTCCATCAACAAGATTTTCAAAGAGACGAAATAAAAAAAGAAACAAAACAGTGTCTAAAAGAAATATATGATGTTCTCGTGCAATGCCCGCACGTCACCTTTTCATCTGCGCCTCCCAGTGAAACAAATGTTCTAGTTAAGTTAACCCCGGTTAGAGGAGACGTCCCCAAAGGCGAAGGTCTGCGCGACTCCCCGTACATGTCCAAAAGAATTTCTGCTTATATTCACTCACACCCGTGCCATCATTTACAATACGATGTTTTACAGGGAGGAAGACATGTAATAATTCATTTTATTGTTTTTGGAAAAGTAAACCGAAAAAAATACGATGAATATCTTCAGCATATTTTACAAGTTCTTTTTGTATTAAACCACTTTTCACACAAGTCGTGCATGAAATCTAGGGAATTTCATATTTATTTGTACATGACACCTTTTAAAAAAGTATTACCGTGCTGTAATAAAACAATCGGCGCAGATAATGTAAATACTGGTGTGAATATTAAAGACCGCGTTTGTTCTTCCTCGCATCCCGAACAAACCAATGAAATAACTATTTATCGCGAAGAAGATTGGTTCAAAGTATTAATTCATGAATCTATTCATAGTTTTCGTTTAGACTTTCCTCATGCCGGTAAGGAAGAAATTCGCGTATTATTTCCGGTAAAATCAGAAGTAAATTTGTTTGAGGCTTATACGGAATTCTGGGCAGAAATATTGAATATGATGTTTTGCGCCATTGCGATGGAACGTCGCGGAAATTTTGACAAAGTTGCAGAAATAATGAATGTCATGATACAAGTGGAAAAACGGTTTAGTACGTTTCAAGCGGTAAAAGTGTTGGAGCATATGGGGCTCCGATATGATGACCTTTTACAGGGAAATGGTGTTTATGTGGAAGAATCTAATGTGTTGGCCTATTTTATTTTGAAATTGTGTTTATTAAGCCATTATAATGATTTTGTAAATTGCTGTAAAAAACACTCTCATAATGTATTGAATTTTGACGAAGGGAAACTACATATACTTGTTAATTTTATCAAGAAACAATATAGGGACCCCGATTTTTTAGAAGGAATAAGGAAGATGGAATTAGTAAAAAAGGATGAAAATGCAAAAATGACATTATTTGAATTAAAATACTGAAATTTAATGTTTGGTAATTTGTATTGAAAATATTATAAATCTATATTATATGAATGAAGCCGAATATTTACAGTATTTAAAATGCAGTCATGATGAAAATAACGAATTAGACCCAAATCCATACATTAAACACTATTGTGATAAACGAAATAGGTTTTTTAAAAAAACATGTTATAAAGAATATTGTTCACCCTCCCCCAAAACACCGGAAGAACAAATTATTGCATTATATAAAATAATAAATATAAAGTTATCTCAACATTTTACTAAATCGCGAAAAAATTTATTTTCAGAATGGATTAATAATAAAATTTCGTTTACAGAAGATGGCGTTATCAGAGAATATTTTATTGAATTAATGAATAATTATTATGGTTGGCGTAAAAATATTCCTTGGTATAGAAATATTTATAGCACAAATAAAGAGTTTAAAAAATTTGTATCCCATTTAGACGATACAAAAAAAGAAGAATTAAAAATACAGTTAGAAAATTTTTTACATTTTATTTCAAGTAATTTAGAAGTCTCGCATAATCCACCTCAATTACATGTTGATTTTAATCAACAATCCCATTCTGACGAAGAACAAGATGTTAATCATAATTCTGAAAATCACAAAAGTACCAATGACGTAATTTTTCAGTCAACTCCAGTAAACTTTGATGCTTCAAAAAAAAATACTGATAATGAATATGCTCAATTCCATTCTGACGAAGAACAAGATGTTAATCATAATTCTGAAAATCACAAAAGTACCAATGACGTAATTTTTCAGTCAACTCCAGTAAACTTTGATGCTTCAAAAAAAAATACTGATAATGAATATGCTCAATTCCATTCTTATAAAGATACTGATGAAGATATAAATTCTTCTAATGAAGCCTCCCCTGCACAATCTGAAGAAACTATTGGTTTACGCCAATTAGGTAAACAAAATTATTCAAAAGA